ATACAATGGACTCCTTAAGTTCTACCAACTTAGCGTACTCTACGGTGGGACAGATTACAGTCTTATCCCCAAACCTAGACATTTTGTTGTACAGGCTCTCACGAGTCTCATTTATCTTGTTACGGTACCGGAAGGCTGAGATAATATCTTCAAAAGCTCCATCGGCGGTATCATAACGGTTCTCATTCAACGAAGTCACCATCTCGCTAACTTTACCGGAGACTAGAGAATCCACGTTGTCGTTAGATAAGACTGAATCAACTCCTTCGAAGGAGAATTCACGCAAGAGTGTTCGGTCATTGTCCATTTCATACTCACACGTAATGATATTCTTAGATTCCGTTAAAAACGAGACCTGTGAATGTTGAGTATCAATTTCAAAAATGACTACATTTTCTCTAATAATGTTGCTGAGATAATCAGCCGCTTCATTAAGCTTTACAAAGCTTTTATTGCGAGTAGCAAATATGTCGTTAAATTCCATGGTAAATCTCTATAAGTATATATTTCCGTAAAACTTCTTTTTAAAAATAAGTTTACTGAGGAGTTGGCGGTGGAGTCACCTGGGTCCCTCCCATGCCCATTTCACCTTGCGGTTGAGCCATTGGCGCTCCACCCATAGGAGGCGCACCCATTCCGGGACCGGCCATTCCACCACCCATTCCGGGTCCGGCTGGCATCATCCCCATCTGTTGTTGCTTCTGCATATCTTCTTCTACCTTCTTCTTCATTTCGGCAATTTCGGAATCGGAGAGATTGAAATATGTCTTATAGATGTAATCATCATCAAACATCATCAACCCCTTTACTCCGGCTACGATACGTATCTTCTGCTCATCCAACTCCATCCTTCTCTTTTCGTGCATGTCGGAAGGAGCGGTGAGAAGAATCTCTAAATCCTTCACGCTTACGCTACCCCAACCCTTAAGAAGGAGATGTCTCCTAGTTAGCTCCAATATGCCTAGCTCTACGTCCTTCTGAACGCGATGAACTGCTTTAGCGAATTGCACGTCTAGTTGGCTCAGATTAGCCTTCCTATCAGGAGACTTGTCCTTTTCTACAATGAAATCCTTAGGAATCCGCATAGCGGCTAGAAGCTTATCCCTAAAGTATTTTACATCGTCTACTTCACCCAAATTCTGTCCTCCGGGGAGAACATCTAACTTGGTTCCTTGGCCGTTCTTAACTGGAATAAAGAAGTCCTCATCAAACGATAGGGGGTTATACCTATTGTCTGGTCCTCCCACGTTGGGGTTGTAAAACTTTTGCTTCTTAAATTTCTGCTTGAGTCTATCCACAAAAGCCTCAATCTTCGAAGAGGGCAAGTTTCCAGTCTCAATGTAGAACACCCGTCTCTCAGGAGCACGCTGCAGCCTGTAGATTATCATTGCATCTTCCATCATCTTAAGATTTCTCCATGCCCTGATACCCGCCGACGCGACACTCTTTCCGTAAGGGTAGAAATTGGCATCGGAAGTCCTGCGCCTGAAATGTACTAGCTGGTTTTTATCCAGAACAAGAGAGTTATCCTTATTGATAACAGGGGTGTTCTCAAAACCTTCGCCGCTCCCCTTGGGAATCTCCTGAATGAAGTTGAGCAGGTACCCGTACTGGTCCTCAATACGATAAATGTAGTTCGGGTTAAGGATTTTTATTCTTTGTATGCCTGCATCTGGATTATTCAAATCCACGATATTCTCTATGAAGCAGTCCCCAAATTTAACTACGTTTCTGAAGATATCCCAAATAAAATGTTTGAAATTGATTCGTCTATAAAAGGTATCAATCTCTTCTTTGAGAAGCTGGTCCTCAGTCTTTACTTCAAATACTTTATTTTGGATATCCTCAAGGGTTCCATCGTCCGCATAAACATCAAAAGCTGCGCCGAGCTCAGGATATTCATCCATTTTATCGAACTCATTATACCTACGCTTCCTGGAGTTCTCCACGGAAGGCAACCGATACATTGTCCGACTTACACCAACCCCTCCCGCTCCCCATCCGTCTCCCTCTAGGGGAGACTGTGCATCTCCTTGAGTAGGGCTAGGCTGTTTAGAGGGTCTCCCCCTTCTATTAAAACCAAATCTCTTCCTAAAGAATGCAAAGAACTTGCCAGAGAGACCAGTATCCGCATCCCAAATCTTAGGACCCGGAAATTCTGTGTAACCCTCCTGCAGTTGTTCGTTCTTTTCGTTTACTTCATTATCCATTTGTAGTATTCCGCCATAGTTTCGGCATCTTTCTCACTATATTTAGAGGACAAGAAGGCAGGAATTTCTCCCTTCTCCAATCCCCGCTGCCCTTTCTGCAATTGAATAGGGCTTTTGTCCACAATATCGTCCAGAGCAAAGGCCGCAAGAGCAAGACTCATGACCAAATCGTCATTATAACCTCTCTCTGCTTGTATTTTCCCCCCTTCTGTAATGATAAAGCTGGTCAACTCTTCCACTGTCCTCTCTGAGTTAATCTTAATGCGGAAGTTCCTTACCGCATCCTCCATTTTGTTTAGGATAATATCTCTATTGTTTCTCGTTAAAAGAACTCCAAACTCTCCTTTCTCGTCAGTCCACAGGTTCTCATACTCCAACACTTCAAATAGTTGTTCAATGAGAGTAAGTCCCAACCCGTTACGCTCTACAATTATGTGAGCCATATTATATTTCAGACCCTCATCACTTATTATCTTGGCGAAATCTCTCACAGACACCTTATTAGAGTAGAATTCCGCTACCTGTTCTCCGTTATACACGTCAACTATATGAAAAGCGGATTTATCTTTGTCCCTGCCGAAGGATACGTCTACTGACATGAGATATGTATGATACGGGTCAGGCTCTTTCCATACGCGCATCATGTTTGTATATTGTGGGCGATAGTCCTTTGCCATAAAAGTATGCAACTTAGACAGAGTATCTCTATCGATAAATGTATCGCCAGTCCCCAGGAACTCGCATTCGTACTCCTGAAGCCATGCCCGTTCTCCGATGTTAGGACGGATAACCTTTGACCATTCTTCGGTGTACTCAGGATGCTCTTTCCAGTGAATATCACATACATGGAAATTATTCTTCTTTAGCGCCGCATCCCTATAAATCTCGTAATAGAGATTAGCCGTCCCATTTACGGTAGAGATTAGGAATGCACTTCCCCCGGTAGAGATTGTAGGGTACACCGCCATCCAGAATTCCCTCATATTATCAATAAAAGCTGCTTCATCTACAATCAACATGGATGCTGATTCACCACGACCTGCACCAGCTGGTTGTGATTTTATTCTACTCTTCGTTGATAACATTAGAGTACTTTTATTCCTCTCCATCTCATTTGGACGCAGCCATTTTGGCAGGCTATCATACATTTCAGTTACACGAGCCAGGAAAGCCTTAGCTTCTCTATCCCCAATAGAAACTACAATTATATTTTTATGCTCCTCAAAGATAATAGTCCACAAGGCGTACGCTGCCATAATGGTGGTCACACCTGCCTGTCTAAACTTTTTAACTATTGCAAAACGGTTATCATTTACATCCGTAACAATTCTTTCCTGAAATCTGTACAAATCAAAGGGAATAATCCCTTTAATAGGATGAGAGATATACACATAATTGCGAATGAAATGAATGGGGTCTTCGGCACATTTCTCCAATTCGTCAAGTATTTCTAAACGATTCATCTTATTATCTACTATGCGAAAACTTGCACTTATACCTAGTCGCACTAATAATCGGGATATTCCCATTGTTCACTACTTGGAAGGCGCAGGGTATGAGGTTCATATGTTAGTAGCGGCGCCCAGTATTTTCGAAGCCTACAGCACCGCGAGAGACCATCTAAAAATCAAACCAAAAGACACAGTGGTTCTCTGTCACGATGATATTGAAGTCCTAATTAATAATAGTGATTTCAATGAGATTATTGATAAAAACTTACAAAAACCACAGATAGGTTTTGTAGGAGTGGCAGGGACATCTCATCTCGGAGACTCATGTGTGTGGTGGGAAGGAGTAGGGTTTGGTAATCCAGCGCTAAAAGGTGTGGTATATCACGGCAGCTTGGAAAGTGGTCATTGTAATAACTATGGTGACCCTGGAAGAGTAGTAGTCCTAGACGGTCTATTTCTAGCAACTAAGGGAAGAATACTAAACTCAATCCAACTAAAGCAACCACAATACTTCCCTGGTCCATGGGATTTCTATGATTTATTCTATACCATGCAAGCATATGTTAAAGGCTACCATAATATGGTGCTTCCTATCCCTGTTCGTCACGATTCCTATGGGGACTTGGCGGGGAAGGTCGGCTGGAATGAAAACAAAAAGGCGTTCCGCATGATGTTTGACCGCCACATCCCTGCGGTAGTCTAGTCGTCCTCTCCGTCATAAGACACAAAAAATGAAGATTCCGGGTGTTTGACAGAAACCAACTCCACCAACTCAAAACAATCTTCAGACGTTTCCATCATCTCCGAGTGAGCGAATAGAAGACCATTACATGAATCCATCACAAACTCTGCACCGTCCAACAATGTAGTGTCTCCTCCATCGATTGGGTTCTTGGAATCCAATAATACAATATTTTTAGCCTTATCACATCCCTCCTTAAGCATTCCTCTCTCAGGAGTAGACAGGGGAACCGAGAAATCCGGGTATGGAGCTACAATGATAAAAGGAATACCCATAGCCTGGAGGATAGGTAGTATTTCTGTCGCTACGCCTCTGGTTGGCATAATGTATACTAGACTGGGTTTCAGCTCGGCAATCGCTATTGATACCTTGCGCAAAGCGACTATGCGGTCTTGCACGGTCCCGTGTATACACTTTGGAAAATTATTGTCCCCTATTATCCCTAATATTTTCTTATGTTGCGGTTTCATTTACCAGAGTATATATTATAGTATGTCCACCCAGAAAGTGTCTGATATAGGGAAAGAACTTGTTTCTCGCCTTGAAGAATC